GTTGGTTCATGGCGGCTTCCTTATACCCTTGTATTTAACCACAGGTTGTGCGGGAATTGTCTCCACCCGCTTGCAGGCTTGGCACACCCACCGCTCCCTGCCTGTGGTCAGTGGGTAGGTCTCTACTACTCCCCCGCATTTGCACAACCTCATAACTGCCCTTTGGTGAATGTTGGAGCAAAGCGCAGCCTATACCGTGAAAAATCACAGACACCGCTACGCTTTGATGTATGCCCTTCGGAGCCATGCCATCGCTTACGCTGGACAGACTTGCAGGCTTTCGCCCTACCACCGCGCTCTATCCTTAGCCCACGCTCCCTGATCTGGTTTGCTCGTGTATCAGGGTATCCCATTCCCAGCCATCGACGTACCGCACTGGGCAGTCCAAAAGCAAAAACCCCGCAAGATGCTCTGTGGTCTTGGCTCTTGGCGAGAGCAACAGCAAGGCGATTGAAATCAAAGTCAAAAGACTCGCCTACCATCGGACAAGACCACACAGTTCCCTGCGGGGTTAATACTTTGATTTCGCCGCCCAGATGCCACTCCAGACGGACGCAGTATACACCATTCGGAACCATTGATCTACGCTGCATAGGGATTACCCTTACGCTGCTTGCCAGAGTCAACGTAGTCGTCCTCGTCGTATGCATCCTCTGGCGGTGGGTCGATGTCCAGCCAGCCAGCGTCCCGTAGGTAGCGCAAGGCTTGGGTGCAGGCATCCACCAAGTCGTCGTGCGTGCTGTTGGGGAATGAGCAGATCTGGCTGACAAACACCTCGGCCCAGTCCTTGACGTAGCCCTTCCTGTTGTCGCTCTCAGGGATCCACACCCGCCCACGGGCGATGATGTTGGACACAATGTTCAGGCGCTGCACCTTGTCCGCCCGTCCGGGGTTGTACGCCCGCACCGGCAGGTGGGCACGCTGCAAGTCTTGGATCAGGCTGATGCCAGCGCTCTTGTCCTCAATGAGCAGCAAGTCCACCCGCTTCTTGTCCTTCCCTTCGCCGTAGACTATCTCGTACTCCTCGGTCACCTTGGGGCGCAGGTCGGGGTACTGGAGCCTGTCCTGCCAGCAGTCGATCACCATCGCGCTCATTGGGCCGTCCTGCGGCTTGAACACGCCAAAGGTAATGCAGGCGGTCGGATCGTTCTGCGTCTTCTCGCTGGTCGCCACATCGTAGGACTGGAGGATGTACTCGAACTTGGGGAAGGCGCGGCCAGCAGGCCACAGCTTGAACATCGAGCGCTGGACGACTCCGCCCTCCTCAGCGTCGATGATCTCGGCGTAGATCTCCTGCCTGCCCAGCTTGGTGCCCTCAAAGGACAGGATCTGCTTCCTGAAGTTATCTGACAGGTTGGCTAGGTTGGTGTACGTCGAGGCGGTGGTGACCACCACATCGTCCCCGTCCCGTCCAACCAGATCGACGATCAAGTCCTTGGGCTGCGGGGTCGTGGTGACGATGATGTGGGTCTTGGTGCCCAGCCGCACACCGAACTGGATTTGATCCCAAGCGTCCTGTATGTAGTCCCAAGCGGCAAGCTCGTCCAACCACGCCCCGTGGAACTGCGGCCCCCTAAAGCGTGCTGGCTCGGACGCTGGGATGCCTTTGATCAAGCTGCCGTTTGTCAGGTAGATCTCGTGCAGCGCCTTGTTGTAGTCCTTGATCAGTGCGCCGGGTATGACGGCCATCAGGCCAGAGTCGCCCTCAAAGCAGGTCGAGCGGACATCGGAGGAGGTAGGCGCGGCTACTAGCCAGCGGGTGCCGGGATGCGTCCACGCCCACCAAGAGATCTGCTCCGCCGCTGTACGGGTCTTGCCTGCTCCCCTCCCAGCTAAGAGCAACCAGATGCTCCACCAATCGCCGTGCGGCAGGATTTGGTGGTTGTGTGCCTTGTCCAGCCAAGTGAGCCGCCAAGCCGTCGCCAGCTTCACCTCTGGGCTGGCAAGCTCAAAGCTGCGCTTGACCTCTGGGTCTTGCAGCAACTCGATGATGTCACTCATTCGCTTGGCGCTTCAACTCAGCGTTCTTGATCAGCGCCTCAAGCAAGCTGTCCGCCTGCACCGATGCCTCTACCTTGAGCGGATTCTTGGGATCGCCACCCAACTGAACCTTGGTGCCGTACTTGGCAGGGTTCCAGCAGGCCAACAACTTCAGGCGCGTCTCAATGCGTAGCTTGCGGTGCCCAAGCATATCAGCGACCGTTGTAGTGGTGTTCTTGTCACCCATAACCTGCGTCTCACCAAAGTGCAACGTGTCGCTGATTTCGATCAACTCCTCGGCAATGGCATCACAACCGGCCTCACGCGCGTGCGCGAACTGTGCAGAAAGGTCGGGGTCGCGCTCCAACCAACCGTAAACCGTCCTGCGCTCTGGCATATTCTCGTCCTTGCAGATCTGTAACAGCGGCTCTCCTGTGCCAAGCCTATTGCATATCTCTGCTGCCAGTTCTGGCGTGTACTTGCTGGGGCGTCCTGTCTTCTTCTTGGGTGTGTCAGGCAGGGTGATAGTCGTTCCCTGTCCTGTTGGTGGCTTCTTGGGCCGTTTAGACCCCTTGGCGGTAGTTTCTGGCATGGTGAATCCTTATTCCTATGCCTTAGTGTAACTTGGTTGCGGGGGCAGGACTCGCACCAGCGTCATACGTTTCTTAAATCAAAATGGACTTTACGATGACAATTGGAGCAAAGAACTTCCAACAAATCCAATTCTGCCGCAATTTTTTCAAAAGCCCACCCTTTTTTAACTATTAGCTCCGACGGGTTAACGTCTTTGGCAGATGGGTCTGGATGATGAAAGTCCAAGCACGCTGGGTGACTTTCACCACATTTGATGCAACTCTTTGAAAGTTTGTATTCATGGTATAACTTCTTTTGTTGTTGGTACCGATTTTTGCGAGTGGCTAAGGCAGAATCTTTGTTCTGGTGATACCAGTCGTTTTGATATTTGCGATTTTTTTCTCGGTACTCAAGGGTGTCTCTGTCAGTTCGTTTCATGATTTATTTCCTTTCATGGATTATAAATCATAAAAATGGTTATGAGCCATGCGGGTTACTCTTTCCCCTCTCCGCGAAAGGCATTGGTACTCACTATCCACCAATCAGGAATCCATCCCCAATTACTTTCTGCTTTCCCAACACGGCTGGGGACTGCATCTGTCGATAGGCTCCGTGCGCTCTCGGTTGACTACCAGCCTGTACCTTGTCCGAGGGTATCAATCCCCATGCGTGTTGGTTCCAACGCCCGTTGAACATCTGTCCTTCGGGCGCTGAACATTACTTCACTATCCTCTCAAACGGCAGGTCGCCATTGATGTTGGCTGCGAACAGCAGGAACTCTACTGCCTCATCCTGCGTGCTTGCAAATGCTATCGGGCACTTGTCATCATCGGCACCGCTCCAGTCATCAAAGCACGCTACCCAAAAGCCTGACTGGTTCTCCAGCACAATTTTATGGCTGTCAGGCGTGTAGGTCAATGTCTCTGGGTAGTCGCTGATGCGCTTGATCTCTTGCTCTTCCCACTTCTGGGCACCAAGGTTGATCAGGCGGTTAGCGCTGGCTTGTACTTGCTGGTCAAATTCTGCTTGTGTCATGGTCTCTGTCCTTCACTGTTGATGATGTTGCAATTTATGCTGTTACTTTATTTTGCGCCATGCCCAGCACAATTTGCCGAACATGAGCACCAGTAGTCTTTACCCACTTTGAGCATTTGTTCCCTTTGTCATGGTTGCGAATTTGAACGCGCACTTCAACTTCGCCCGTTTCAGTATTTACAGCGTAAGTGCGCCCGTTGTAGATGACATAAACGTCGTTCATGCTGCCTCCAATGAACGAAACAACTCTGCTTTGGTTGGTGCGCTGTCTACCAGTTTTTCTGTAAAGGTGTGCTTGGCCCACCACAAGCCTTCGCTCTGGTACACCAAATACTCAACGTCATTTACTGTCACTTCATACTTGCCACTTGCAAGGCGCTTGCTGTTCATCTTGGTCATTTTGCTTTTCCTTCACTGTTACGACTGCGGGATGCTGCCGTTGATGTAATTGTATATTAAACCAAAGCAGCCCGCAGAAAATATTTTCTAGGGGTT